ACGTGAACATAGCATCTTCAATTCTACATAAAGCACTAGAACTTAAACTATGGATCTGATAACCAAGATAATGCGAAATAGCTTTTATTATAGAAGTTTTACCTGTTCCAGGTGGGCCATACAATAAAATCCCTGTTTGATATGGAATCCCTTTATCCAAATACCAATGTTCTCTCGTTTGAAAGTTATCTAGATAATTTGTAACTTGTTCTTTAACTCCACTTTTTAAATAAATAGAATCAAAGGTTCTTGGTCTTTGTTCAGATGATATCCGCCAATAATCAGTCGAATATTTTTTAATTACCATTTTATTATTTTTAGAGTTTGAAACAATCATTTCATTAAAAAGTAAATCAAACAATTTATGGCTTCGTCCCAAAACCGTCATAGTTATTTGGTCTTTTTCTCTATCCGTTGCTGAAGAATCCATTTGTGCCATTACTAAAAATATTGGAAATTTATTATACCAGAACCAATGGTTACCATATCCTAGTGATTTGATCAATTCATCACTTCCCCATCGACCGTTAGTGATTTTCAAATACCTTACTTTCTTAGCATGTCCACCATCCTGATACCATTTCAAAAATAAGTAAAAACTATCATTTGAACTTGTAAGAGTAACTGTCGTGGTAAATAATCTTTTGAATGTATTAAATAAACGCTCAGGAATATCTTTACCTAAATAAGATAATACACCAAGACCCCATAAACTAAGAGCTCCAGCAACCATTGGATAATCTTTAGCATATGCATTAAAAGCTATTATATAATCTTCAAAATAAGTATAAATAAAATCCATGACACTTACCCTCCCTAATCTCCCTATATATAAGATAACGAACTAAAGTGATGCATCAGGAAAGCATTCTCCTATGCCGGCACCCTCTGCAATCTCCTGAGGATTCCCCTTGGCCGCCAGCACCTTGCGCTTGCATTTAGCACACTCATAATGCCCGTGGTGCTCCATTCCCTGCCAGTCATGCTCTCCCTTTTCTGGAGGCTTGAAAGCCGTCTTGAAATCATCAAAGGCCTTTCCCTCCCCCCTTATTCTGGAAAGGGCAATCTCGCAATACAGATCGGCATGAAGGAAATGAGGGTCGAGCCCGATGTTTTCAAAAATCATCTTGTACTTATCTTGAGACTCGTCAATCCACTCCTTACGCCTGGCAATTTTCTGGAGGTGAGTCCAAAGGAGCTTACATATCTGCACCAGCTCCTTTACGCCTCTTAAATTTGTTACTTCAGCGACAAGTCCACGCTCGTCCGGCTGCTCCTTCATGCGGTTAACATAGCGCATGAGGTTCCATTCAATTGCGTGGAAACGGGAGATCCGAACTCTATACTTTGATTTCGTATCTATTGACGCCTTCTTGTTGGGATCCGTCGGGCGGTCGCCCCATATGCAAATATCCTTGCCCCCTTTAGCATCATAAGTGTAGTCACCTAGAAACACCTTGCCCCGATGCCTACCCGCAAACTTCATCGCATCGTTATAGTTAGGGCCAGCATCAGGAACGCATACTGAAACATCATATTGTTTCATCAGCTCGCTACATCTCTCCCACGGGTCCAGGGCCTCTATCCATTCCAAGTGAACCAGTCGGGACTTCATGATTCCATTCTCTGCCTTTGGGCCCCACTCCCTTATAACAACGACATTGAACCCGCCCATCTGATCAATACCCATGGCGCAGTTAACGCCCGATGTCTTAAACTTAATGTCTGTATTAACCGTTGCCCTCAGGATCTCTTCATTAACAATCTGGGATTCGGGAGAGAGATAGGCAATGCCGAGCTTTGAATTAAAGAATTCCTGAAGGTCTGACGCCTCCCGCATGGCCGTCAACATCCTCTCTGCCGTCATGGGCTTTGAAAGGGTTTGCGGGATGTGAATTACTTCCTTGCAAGTCGGACACATGTAGAAATAATCAGGAAGGTCTTTGTGTGCGGTCGATCCGCTTACCTTCTCAACGACACATTCAGGAAAACAGTCACTCAGGATGACGCCATCTTTGCACTTGCATGCGGAGTGAAATTTACTCTGATAACTTCTCTTAAAGGCCTTGTCGATATTTGTATCCGGGTAGCCAGCCGTGGAAAATTTAATATTGATAGGATAAGGAGAGTGACTAATACGCTCAGTAGCACGCTCGATATCGCTGTCCATCATGCGCCTCACCTCATCAAAGATAAGGGCAAGCAGTGGCCACGACTCTGTAGAGGTAATTCCCTTCATGTAGCTAAAGATCACCTTCGACGGGCCTATGGACCTGATACTTTTCTGGTCAGTAGTTTTCTCGTCTTTCTCCGCCGTAGGATCCATGCCCCATAGCTTCCGGATCTCAGGGATGCCCCTTGCTATCGGCTTGTATCTCTCCTGGGAGAAGTTCATCGCCATATCTTTATCCGGCAAGAAGTAACCGAAATACCTCCCCCAAAAATAAAGGGAAAGATAGATAAGAAGAAGAAAGCCGAACACCGTCTTGCCAACCTGGGCGCCGCACATTAGCACCATCTCAAAACCATCTTCATTCTCGAGGCCATCGAACCTGACAGCTTTGTAGGGCTCAATCAGGTATTCGTGCCCTTCCCAGGTAAAAGGGTAGTTGTCCACCTTAAGGCCATCTTGACGCAACTGTTCAACAAAGTCATACAGGTTGTCCGGGATGTTCTTAGCTATGTCGGGTTTGGCTATCTCTATTGAGACGTCTTCATTCCCCGGGAGACGAAGTAGCCCCGAAAATAGAGTTAAAAAGTGATTCTGCGCTCCTGATCCTACCAAGGACTTTCCGCTGAAGGTCATGCGACTCCTCTCCTAAAACTTCCAACACCAGGTCGATAAACAACCGGACCGACTTTGTATTATACGCGCTTGCCTGACACTCAAGGTATATTTTTGCTAGACTTGCCTGCTTTTCGGATATCTTAATCAAATCCTGACGCTCGAAAGGCTTGATTTTGCCATTCTTTAATATATCTGCCCTCATCTCCTTCAAGAGATCTTGCAATATAGTACTAGACTCTACAAGCATTCCCAGTACGTCCAGCTCGTAGGTTACTCTTTGCTCGGCGTCTATAAGCTCAGCCTTAATTCCCGATCTATCTCCAGGTTTTACCTTGCCATAAGGCTTCATGGATGCCCCAATAACAGCCGCAAGCTTCCCCCTGCTGCCCGCCTCGCTATTCAGAAGCTTTTTCCATCTCTTGGCGATGGCCACAGATGATATTTGCAGCTCCCTGCCAAGGGCTGACTTGTTGCCACCAAGCTCGCCCAGTCGCTTCATAAACGCTAAATCATCTAATTTCGGTTTGTCGTTCATCCTATGTTCTCCAAATCCCAGACGGTTCAACTTAAACCCTTAAGGTTCAAGGTTAAACCTTAAAACCAAACCAAAATAAAAAACCCTTTAATTTCAATAGCTTACGAATTGGTTTAAATCGACAATTTAAACCAACTCAAACCTTCCTTAAACCATAACACGAAACAAAACGATGCACCACTAAAGCTTTACATTGCCATTGTCTCACAAAAAATACCGCAGTCCTCTACTATTGGAGGATCGTCACGGCCTCTCTCTGGATCTAGTTCGTCAAGAAATACCTTTCCTTTTTCTGTGTGGATGCAGCTTGCGCCCACCTTTCTTTCCATCAGCGACCTCTTTAAAAATACCTCTGGAAAATCAACCCGTATATGGTTCCAATACGCCATCCCGCCTTTTACACAGCCGATGCAATTATTGTTTTGATACCCAAGATCATACATTACAGGCCTTTTTATGCCGCTAGCCTTTAATATCTGATGAGCCTTATCTTTATCTATCCCTCTTTCAACGAGGGGAAATATGTGTTTTTGATTTGGCATAGACTCTTCTAGCCCTTGGCATCTGTCGGCCTCATCAGCATCCATCCCCCAGACATAATCAAACCAACAAAAGAACTCATTTTTAGCTTCCCATTCTATTCGCACCCTCTTCTTTAAGATGTTTGTACATGGTGCACCGTATGGGCTGTTAATAAAAGACGCTCCCAATAGTGCATTTTCTACATTCTTATAAGGTGATTGCATTATCTCAACTGGCTTTCCAAACCAAGCTTCGCACTCTTTAACAAAGCGCATAGTATCGGGGTGCTGGTCTTCAATGTGCGTGTAGATAATGTGATCTATCTTGTCTATCACGAGCTTAGTAGCCACGGCGCTTGATACTCCTGCACTAAACCATGCTATTGTTTTTGTCTCCATCGTAAGGCCTCCTGTGCCAATTACAACAATTTCCCTTGAGCCGATTCATCCGCCATCCTCGCAGCGGAAATCTCACAGGAGTGTTCGTCATTATCAATAGCGATATAGTTGCGACCTAACATCTCGCAGGCAGTTGGCGTCGTGCCCGACCCTGAATGGGGATCCAACACAACATCACCGGGGCGGCTCCCTATGGTCACGAGGTAAGACTTCAGCTTTACCGGCTTAACTGTTGGATGATCATTCTCGATCGACAACCTTTCAAGGCCCTTGTTCTTTTCTGACTTCGCGGGCTTCGGTACGATCAGGAAAGGGAAGGTGCTTTTCACCTCAGGAGGAAGGTTCTTCAGCCTTTCATCAAACCACCTATCGAGATCAAAGTAGCGAGAGAACGAACCCGCATCTGCAGGGGACGTGTTTGCAACCGGTGTCGGCATACCCACACAATAGCCTGACCTGTTTTGCCTGACAGTCCCCGCCTTCGTTTCGCCTGTTACCCTCACCTTTCCATCATTCAGCACGTCATCGGAAACAAGGAGGTTCGCAGGAAAGCGCCCCTTTTCATTTGGATCCCAGTTCTCATAGTTCTCATGGCAAGGCCTCTTCCACCCCTCGTTGGCTCCCTCGCTCATATAGGGATGCTCGAAACCTATCTCTGAAGATTCACGGTCTTTGTCGCCCACGAAAGGAATGGCTCCCTTGCCGAGCCAGGTGACGCCCTTGCCGTTCTTAAGCGCCTGTTCAACGAATGTCTTCTCGTCCATCGGCTTCATGGCCACAAGGACAACCTCGACGGCCGGCTTTGGCTGAAAACCTCCATAGGCGCCTTCAAAGTCTTTTGCTTTTTCTGTCTCTTGTTTTTTCTGAAGAGCCTTACTGATATTCTGAGCCTTCGGCCACCCGCTTGCATAGGTCCAGTAGACGGATGAGAAACTTGTGACAAACCCCGCATCCTCAAGGTTAATGATCATCCTAGCCATAACATCCTGGCGAGGTGCCGACATGATGAACGCAAAGGCGCCTGGCTTCATCACCCTTAGGCATTCCTTCCAGAGTTCGACGGGAGGTATAGCCTTATCCCACTTAAGCCCCATGAAACCATATCCGTAATTAGGATCCGTAGCCATGAGGTCTACGGAGTCGCTTTCCAGCGCCTTGACCGTCTTTATGTTGTCCCCGTAGTAGAGCTTCCCGAGATCTGATGCGTAGAAAGAGTTCATCTATTTTTGGCCCCCTACTGTATTATAACCATTCTGGACACTATTCAAGGCCCTGGTTGAAATCTGCCCACCCATGGATCTTAAGTCTTTCTATGACCTTATCGAAGTGCGGCTGAGATGCAGCAAGCAGGTTGTTATCACATATTATGGGTAGGTCTGGCCAGTCATTGAGCTCCACAAGCCCGCCCCCTTCAATCTGTCCTTTGCCTATTCCACAAAACTTACACTTGCGTACACACCCCATTGTGGTTCTCGTAGCATAGGGATTTATCCTCTGAAGAATCCCGGGGCTCTCCTTACCTATGGTGACAAAATCAAGATTGTCAAAGTATCCAGGCATTAAATCT